GTGCTGCGTGCCAATCTAAATGAACAAAAATAGAACCAGTATCTTTAAGTAATTTATGCATCCATTTAATGCGTTCAATAAGATAAGTAATATATTCACTGATATTGCTATATTTATCGTTAAACTCCAGCCCACTACCTTTTACACCATAGTTAGAGTTTGAATAAAATGGAGGATCTATATAAATTAAGTCAATAAATGATCCATGTCTGCTATATAAAGCCTTCATAACCTCTAAATTGTCACCACAAATAAGTTTGTTTAGTTCTGCTTCTATCATGCTAAAAACACCTTTCCCAGAAAACAAAAAAGACCCCTTTAAACGCAACTCCATCAATATAATAATGATAGCTAAGTCTTCGAGTCTTCTATAATAACACTAACTTAATCGAACGATTAGATCAAATAGTAGCTATAAAAATATCTGAAGCGTAGGTTGAAGAATAACCAGCAGAAAATTCTATTTGCTCTGTTACGATCCCATCAGCATCTGCGTGTGGTTTATTAGTCATTAAACAAACAGGTATAAATACCGCAACAACATCTTTAAATTGACCTGCTGTAGCAGTAGGAACACCAGCATATAGTAATAAAGAAAAAGTTGTTCCAGCAGAAAATTTAGTGTAATTAGCAACACTAGCTGTATCAGCATAAGTTGTGAAACTACCTGAAACAGCACGCTCGCTAACTCTAGCTGATATAATACCGTTACTTGCACAAGTACTTGTTACTTTTCCAATCGTGTTTGCAATTGAAGCTGATAATTCGCTAACTGCGATAGATGTACCGTCCATATACACACATGCGCTTAAACACACTGGAGGTGTGGCTGTGTTATAAGACGCTGTTAAACCGCTAGAAGCAACGCTTTCAGTTAAATCAAAGCCGTCAAAACTAACATTAAAACTAGGAATTTGGCCAACTGAAAAATTCTCTAAATTTAAGCCTGTTACCATACAGCCGACTGCTTGTTTTTTAATAGCGTCTTCTAAATATTCAGTAATAGTCACTGATTTGTGACTTGAATTAGCCCCATAATACTGACACAACTTATCAACCACGACGCTTGCACTAAATGCAGTACCTCGAACTCTTAAGAGTGTAATTGTAGCACTACCAGCAGTGTCAACAATTGAGGCAATAGGGCTAATCCAATAATCACCACTTTCTTTAATCATTACAACATCACCAACATGAAACTTAGTAATATCAGCATCTTCAATTGCGAGAACTGAAGTAGTATTCCCAGTCGCTTTTGATGTTGTAGTTGTTGCGATAGTGCGTTTGCCAGCTAGCGCTGATTGTAATAGCAAGTCGTATTCTGTAGCAGTTCCAGCGGTGCCGTGAGCTTTGGCCTCCACAACAACAGAACCTGAGCAAGAACGCATTCCGTTCAGAGGAATTGATTTGGAAATAGATGATTTTAGTACGCTTCTGTCAATAGTTTCTCGTGCTAAATTCATTTCTAAACTGTTTATTGCAATAGCTTGTGTTGCAAGCGTAGGGTCAACCGCTACACCTGACGTAGTTTCTTCTGTAACATACACAACCGCCGATTTGCTTGTAATATAAGCCATTTATTTTCTCCTTATTCTCTTAGATTGATACTCGATAAAGAATATCAAACGTTGTTTTTAAATATATAATCTTAGATACTGTATCAATGCCAGGTAAATCAATCCGAAAATCGTTTACTGTAATAACATAGGCTGGTACTCCAAAACGGTTTTTCAAGCCTAATTTTAGCACTTTCTGACTAGCTTCTTGCAGAGTCACAACCGCCCCTCTTTTTAGTATATCGTCATTCATATCTTGTATATAATTAGCTAGTAAGTGCAAAGAAAAAGATTGCAAATAACTAATAAAGTTATTTGTTGTCTTTGTCTCAATTATATTATCTGGAGTTACTACATACTGATATTTATTTTTATTCATATTTATCTTAGCTAAGTCATAATAAAAGTAAGACTTAGTAAACGTAGTTAACTCACTAGCACAAACGCCCTCAATGCCCGATATTATTTCACTTATCATCGCATTAACCTTCCAGTTTTAACTTGCTTAATAGTGCTTTTATTAAGCACATCTGTTGAATTATCAAAGCTTAAATAAAAAGTATTTAAAAACTCACTACTTTTCTTCTCGTAATTCTTCGCTAGTTTCTCATATTTATCATTCTCATTGTCGCTTAATAACAAACATATTTGTGCTACTGTATCATAAGCTGATGCTTTATTCAATTCATAAACATTATCAAAATCGAATATACTAACAAAGCTTTGTTGCGTTAGTTTACCAGCATTTGTGAGCTTTTGTAATATATTCTCTTTACTTAATTCGATAATATTATAAATTTCTGTAGTAGTCCCAAAAAGGTTTATATCTGACAGAGCAGGCATAATGGCGATAACATCAACATAATCACAAAAAAACCTTGACACTGCTTGTAATACAAGTGCACCAGTTGCAACACTTGTGCTTATTTTATACCAAAATAAAGTTTCACTTTGTAGTTCGTATGTATACTGTGGCAATGGATTTGTCCAAAACAAGTTACCACTGCGTGTTAAATTTTGAGTTTCATCAGTTACTACCACATCCGCATTACCTAAAGATGAAACACTAAGTACCGTTGAAATAACGCTCACAGTGCTTAAAACTAAGCTCAAATTTTTCAAAGGCCGTCTATAACCAACATACAAAAACTTAGTGCTAGAAAGCTCAATACTAGCTGTTTGGGAGCCTTTCACCTGACTTAGCACAGTAGAATAATCAACGTAGCTAGTGCCGTTGTAATAGAGTATCCTAAGCGTATCTTGTATGTTAATCATAGTAATTCCTACTTATTATGCCGACTCAATTATAACTCCACGTTTACCAGCGTCCAGCGTTTTTAATCCGTAGACGTGTTGCAACAAAAACTCAATAGCTCCATTTATCAGCTTAGGTGCTTGTTGCCATGTGACCTGTGCTTGTCTTCCAAATGCAACATGATCCTTGTGATATACAAGGACTTTATCAACAGTAACAGAGTTAGTCATAAGCACTCTTAAGCCTAATATTTGACCAACTTCGCCAGTTAATAAAGGGATATTATTACCATATTTTCCTGACTCAATAAAATTAGATAGTCCAGCAATATGCCAATATTGCTTAGGATTCACAGCTAAATATCTGTCTTCTCGTGGTACATTTTGAATATCTAACAACTGAACAGCCGCAATTATATCAGCAATCTGTAGTGTAACTGATGATGTAAATACTATTTTATGATCTGGAGATGAAGCGCTACAAGCTGACAAAGCCGTATAAATACCCGCTTCCATCTTTTCCACAAGCGCGATTGTAGCACGTTCTAAAATCTTCGCTTCTTGGTTAACAACTGACTGCATCATTGCAATAGATTCAGCCTCAACATAAACACCTTCTTGGCTATTTAAAGCCAAAGAGTCAGCTGACCACGTTATGACCTGCGATGTATAGTTACTATTTTCCGATTTTGATTCTGCGGTAAATGCTGTACTTCTACCAACAGAAACAGACTTAGCACCAAGTTCCACCTCTGAAGACAAATCCAAAATAGAAGGTAATAAAATGCTTCTATTATTTAATACACTCTGAACATATTGAGAAACAACACTCAATCCAACCGCACTAGTTTCGGTTACTCCTAAAACTGCCATTATCGAACTCCTTTTTTGAATAAGTCAAGTAACTCTTTACTTGATAAACCTTTAATATCTGACTGAGTGATAATAGGACGTGAATTTGTAGCTAGTTTGTTATCTTTTTTGGACTGATTTGCTTGGAAAAATACAGGATGTTCTTGCTTAAATTTCTCGATAACATAATCAACACTATCATCGCTAACTTCGTTATTCTCGTCAATTTCAAGAGATTCTAAGTCCGCAAATTGCATAAGATATTTATCGTTAATATTGCTTAGTTTGCTTTTAATTGCTTTAGTCTTAAGATACGTCATCATTTTATTTTTTTCTTGTGACAATGTTTCTTTTAATAAAGCGTTCTCTTTTTCATATTTCAAAGCAACATCTTGAAATCTTTTTTGTTCAACTAGCTTGTCGTTTTCTTCTTTATCTCTTGACACTTGCAATTCCATTAGTCTAGAGTCCAACTCGTTTGCTTTTAGTTTTGCTTTTTTAGCCTCATCTAATAATTTACGATGTGTTTCATACGAAACAGACTTTATTTCTTGGTCAACTGTTTCGCTATTAGCTACAACTAAATCGTTTATATTATCACTCATTTCTAACTCCTACTTGTTTGTTTGCAATTCTACTCAATAGATATGCTTTATTGATACAATCAACTATATTTATATTATAAAGTAATACGTATTAACAAGTCAAGTAGTCTACCGATTAGTTGACTAGTGGTTGTAAGCTGTTAGTTGACAACCACCGCAAACGAGGCTGATTTTAGATTGATTATTAAATTAAAAGATGTTAAAAAAAAGATAGCAACAAGGTCATCAGTTTCGCAAGCTTTCCTTGTTGCTAATTCTAAAGTATAGAATTTTTAAACAAGAAGCAAGCGAAAAGAAAGATTTTTTTAATGGACATTTTAGTAACTCCTACTGTACAAGCTTGTTAATAACAAGCTAATGTTTAGCTCACTAAATATTGCTGAGGTG